TCAGCATACCACGCAAGGTAGAATGAAGTTATCGTTATTTGATTTTCAATATGACCTAATCAATAACTACCACAACTATCGTCGTTCAGTCAACATGGTGAGTCGCCAGATGGGAAAGACTACCGTTGCAGCAGGATATCTACTCTGGTATGCTATGTTCAATGAAGATTCAACAATTCTTATTGCATCTAACAAGTATGATGGCGCACAAGAAATTATGCACAGAGTTAGATATGCCTATGAATCTGTACCAGATCATATTCGAGCCGGCGTAAAATCATATAATAAGCGTTCTGTAGATTTCGACAATGGATCACGTATCATTGCAACAACCACAACTGAAAATACAGGTCGAGGCATGTCGTTATCACTTGTTTATTTGGACGAATTTGCATTCGTTGAACCAAACATAGCAAAAGAATTTTGGACTTCACTATCACCTACCTTGTCGACCGGTGGTAAATGTATTATTACTTCTACACCAAATACTGACGAAGATCAATTCGCTGATATTTGGTGGGGTGCAAATAAAATGGTCGACGATAATGGAAATGAAACACCTGTCGGTAAAAATGGATTCCGCCCATATATGGCAACCTGGAATCGTCACCCGGATCGTGATCAATCTTGGGCCGATGAAGAACTGGCAGCACTGGGTGAAGATAGATTCCTGCGCGAACATAATTGCCAATTCATTACATTCGAAGAAACTCTTATCAATCCTGTCAAGTTGGCACAACTTGAGGGTAAGACACCTATTAGAAAGACAGGACAGGTTCGCTGGTATTCCGATGTTAGACCTGAACTCACTTATGTTATTTCACTCGATCCTTCGATGGGAACAGGCGGAGACAATTCTGCAATTCAAATTCTCGAATTACCGACACTTGTGCAGGTAGGAGAATGGAGCAACAATAAAACACCAATCGAAGAACAGGTTCGCACAATGAAGAAAATTCTTGAAGAACTCTATTTTGTTGGATGTAGAGATTTATATTGGTCTGTTGAAAGTAATTCTCTCGGTGAGGCAGCACTAGTTGTTATTCGTGATACAGGTGAAGAAAACTTCCCCGGAACAATGTTGCATGATCCTAAGAATAGGCTGCAAGGTAAGACTGGGCGTCGGGCAGGTTTTGTTACCACTAATAAATCTAAACTCGAAGCTTGTGCTAAATTGAAATTCTTGATTGAATCTGGCAAGATGAAACTCAATTCAAAGGGTATCTTATCAGAACTGAAGGTATTTGTTTCTCGTGGAAATACATTTGAGGCACGTATTGGACAAACGGACGATCTGATTATGTCAATGATACTAGCAGTTCGGATGACAGATTATATTTCCACATGGGACGATAAATCTCAAGCAGCAATCAATAGTGATGTGTCCGAAGGTGGCGATCTGGGATACGATGCACCAATGCCGATATTCATATAAGTTTGATAAATAAGCATAATAAGGATTTTATCATGGTTGAATTAGGTAATCTTGCAGAAAAAGTGTTCTCTTTATTGAAGGGTAACGGTCTGCAGGTAAAGATTTTTGATGAGGTTGGTTCAGAAACGACTGATCCTAGTACCGGCCGCAGATTCTTTGTAGTCACACCTAACATTATGGTAACTATCGATGAGGATGATAATACCGTTGAATTTAGCAAAGGCTCAAATACGGATGATTCGGTATTAGGTATTCAGAAAAATATTCGTAAATTAGCAGATCAATTTATGATGAATTCAAAGATAAAAGTTTTTGGAAAATCGATTCAACCAAAAGATTATGCATATCAAGCAAAAATGAAGGGCGCAATGATGGAAAACGAAATGAAACCAGTCAATCATCACCTAGTCGGTGAAGTTTTGCAAAAAATCAAATATTTTCGAAATCCTACCGCTGCATACATTGCAGACAATTTGGATCATCCGGTAACGTTAGATGAAATTCAGCCGGTACTAAACAGACTCGTTCAACAAGGTAAAATTACTGCCGAACGAGACAACAGTGGTAATGTGGAATATTCTATGGCAATCGATGAAGCAATTACAGAGAGTTTTAGCAAGATGTTTGGTTCATTGAAGACATCGCAGCAAACATTGGAAAATGTACGCATTTTGGTGAAGCATAAGACACCGGTTGATGAGACTGTCCGTGGTTCACGCTCACGTCACATCAGTGCAATTTTCCTTGAATGTAATGGTGAACGTTTCCGTTTTCCACACACCTATCTACCTGGTGCAAGAGCAATGGCTCAGCATATGGCTCACGGTGGTGCAATGACCGACAAGGTTGGCGCATATATTACTGAAAGCACCGGCAATCTATTGAAGCTACAATCTTTCAATCGTTATGTTACAACTAACAAGCTAATCAATGAAGACAGTTCCGGTATTGTTGAGACCGTCAAAGAAAATATTGAAACACTTCGCACCGAATTGAAGAAGCTAACTGGTGTAAAGACCTATGAAACCGTAAAGGCTCGTTTGGAGACATTTGAGCGCGAAGCACTTGCTGAGGATGATACAAGCCAACTCAAAGACCTTTTCACTATTCGTCGCTTTGATGAGAAGTTCGAAGGTGTGCTACCAATCATCAAGCAACTTGTACAAGAGAAAGATACCTTCCACAAGCGTATTGAAGAAGCTGCCGCAAATGTTATCCGTATTACATCAAAGCAAATAAATAGCACACCGATGTTTGAATTCGCAAGCGAACAATCTCGAATTGGATTCTTACTCAATCAGTTTGCATTGAGAATTGTCGAAAACGAAGAACTCGCCGGATTTGTAAATAAGGTAGGTACCAAACTATGCAAGGAAGGTGCCGTAAACGATTTTGAGAAGGCAGTAATTTCTCAGGTTCTTGAAAATCTTCAAATTGTTGAAAAACAATCTACCAAGAAAGAAATAAAAGAATCTTTAGATATTGATACTTATTTTAATAGATATGACTATATTTTTTCAACAAGGTTAAATGAAGCGAAGTTTAATGTTACATTTCATCTAAAACCAAACGGTGTAGAAACAATGACAGGAATTGAGGCAAAATCTTCCGATGAAGCAATTAAGAAGGCAAAGGAAATATGGAAACCGAGTAGAGGTTTTACAGCCAAAAAAATTACAGCTAAAGAAGTAAAATAAGATAAATATACAATGAACTTCTTCTAAGAAGTCTTGACAAACACACAAGGTTTTCGTACACTAGCTGCATACGAAGACCTTTAGCAGGTATGATGCGAAAGGGACCAACGTGACCTGAGTAGATCGCAGCTCAAATAATAGCGTTCAATATAAACTAAAGCAGGAATAAAATATCATGGCAAAAACATTAGACGAAATTCGTAAGAAATTACAAGCACTCGAAAACCGTAAGAACCCGGGCAATTTTAGTAACAGTGGTGATAAGACAACTTATGCACACTGGAATATGCCAGAAGGAACATCTGCAATCGTTAGATTCCTTCCAGACGCTAACCAGGACAACACATTTTTCTGGGCAGAACGTCAAATCATCAAACTTCCTTTCCCAGGCATCAAAGGCCAAGACGAAAACAAGCAAATTCAAGTACAAGTTCCTTGTATTGAAATGTGGGATGGTCCAAAGACTTGCCCAATCTTGAATGAAGTCCGTCCATGGTGGAAGGATAAATCATTAGAAGATACCGCACGTAAATACTGGTGCAAGCGTACCTATTACATGCAAGGTTTTGTCAAACACGACCCGCTCAACGAGCAAGATCCTCCAGAGAATCCAATCCGTAAGTTCATCATTGGACCACAGATTTTCGCAATTATCAAGGCAGCTTTGCTAGATCCAGAAATGGGACCACACAGCCCTGTTGATTATATCAATGGTGTTGACTTTGTTATGTCTAAGACAAGTAAGGGCGGATTTGCTGATTATGGTACCTCTAAGTGGGCACGCAAGGAATCAAGCGTTACTGAAGAAATGATGACTGCAATCGAACAACACGGTTTGGTTGATCTATCGACATATCTTCCGAAGCGTCCTAGCGCAGAACAGCTTGCAATCATTTTTGAAATGTTCCAAGACTCGGTTGACGGTGAATTATATGATCCGTCTAAGTATAGCCAGCATTATAAGCCGTTTGGTTTTGAATCTGCTGACGATGCCGATGCTGGAGAACGTCAACGTGTTGCACGAACAACTTCCGCACCTGTTCAGGTCGCTCGCACATCAGTACCAACTACAGCACCTGTGAAGGCTGTTGAACCAGTAGTTGTTGAGGATGTTGCTGATGACGTTCCACAGGCCGAAGTAGAATCTCCAAAGGTAGAAGTGAAGGCTGAAAGGTCTACACAAGAAATTTTAGCAATGTTGCGTAATCGTAACAAGGCATAAAAAGCATTCTTGTATACGGGATGGCATAAATACCATCCCGACTAACTTCTAAGGAGAATCTATGGCAAAGCCATTTGACATTTCAAAATTTCGTAAATCTCTAACCAAGAATATTACGGGTATTTCTACAGGCTTCAATGATCCCGATACATGGATTAGCACAGGCTCGTATGGACTAAATTATCTTATCAGTGGAAATTTCTTCGGTGGAATTCCTATGGGTAAGGTTACAGTATTTGCAGGCGAATCCGGCGCTGGCAAATCTTATATTGTTTCCGGTAATATCGCTAAGGCTGCACAAGAGCAAGATATTTTTGTTGTCATGATCGACACAGAAAATGCGCTTGATGAAAAGTGGCTAAAGAATCTAAATGTAGATACAAGCGAAGAAAAGATGTTGCGTATTAGTGCATCAATGATTGATGAAGTCGCAAAGATTGTTCACGATTTTGTCACAGCATACAAGGCAGATTATCTAGACCTTCCAAAAGAATCACGACCAAAGATTTTGTTTGTGATTGATTCCTTGGGTATGCTTTTGACACCGACTGAAATCAATCAGTTTCAGGCAGGTGATATGAAGGGCGACATGGGTCGTAAGGCAAAGCAATTGAAAGCCTTTGTTTCAAACTGTGTAAACATGTTTGGTGATTTGAATATCGGTATGGTTGTTACCAATCATACATATGCCAGCCAAGATATGTTTGATCCCGATGATAAGATTTCTGGTGGTTCGGGCTTTATGTTTGCATCAAGCATTATTGTTGCAATGAAGAAGTACAAACTAAAGGAAGACGAAGACGGCAACAAGGTAGCCGAAGTCAAGGGTATTCGT